CTAATATTTGTAGAGTTAATAAAAATGGCAGATAAAAACCTTTTGAATTTTACTCTAACTTACCTTAAGTTATATGTGCAAATAATGGTAAAAATCATTTCGTTAATGATTATTTTTAGACATTACTCTTGCGTCTATTGCAATCAGCACATAGCATCTGGCAGTTAATAGCTATAGATTTGCCTCCTTTGCTCCAGGGGGTTATATGATCTGCCTGCATATCTTCAATTTCATGATGTATTTTGCATTTCGGACAAATACCCTTTTGCCGTTCGTATGCTGTTCTTGCCATTCTCGTAGTAAATGCTCTTATATTTAAGTGTCGTTCATCGCCACTAAGTAAATACTCATATATACCTGACTGTTTTGTCACATCTTCATCATCTAAAAGCTCAACAATTCTTTCTTCAAGTTTCCTGGGATCATATTTGAATGATCCATATTTATTAAAGAAAACGCCCCAGTCTAGACCTTTCATTTCCTTACTTCGATATACTGGAAAAGTTGCTTTCACCCAATTAATAACTGACTGAAAATAAAGCCATAATTCAGTACAATTTGTATCGTGTTGGTGTTCTGCCATGTAATCTTCAATTTCTTTTCCGTCTTTTGAAGTAATCCATCTGAGAGTTGTCTCAAGATAATTTTGACGAATAGGTGAGCCATTCAAATAATCACTTGCTATGACATAAGCTGGACAAGAAGTCTTGCTAAAATACTTTTTAGCTTCTGTCAGCCACTCACCAGTGTATATCGCGTTGCGCAGCTCTTGTGCGGACAATTGTTCGCCTGCTATATTGATGATTTTAAACCAATCTAGTTTTTCCTTATCCGTCCCCTCACAAATATAAATCATTAAAGGGTAATCTAGAATTTGTTGTCTTTCTGTCTGTGTTAAGTTATCAAACCCCATATGATCTATAGAATAATCACCATTTACATATTGGCAAATACTAATTGTCCTTTGTTGGCCATCTAGAACTTCAAAATTTCCTTTGTCGTCTTTGATCCAGTACATTACATTTAAAGGAAAGTTTTTTTGTACAGTACGAACAACCTCGTCACGCTGCCGGTCTTTGTATATAAATTCACGTTGAAATGCTGGTCTAATATTTAACCGCCCACCATATCCAGTTACTCCATTTTCGGCACTGTCCATATAACCTTCTACAACATCTCTAACTGGGATTTCGTGTAGTTTGATTTTCATATTTCCCCCTACTTTCTTCGAATTAAAATTCTTGCAAATGGTACTTTTGCTTTACCATTCTCATCAAGATAAAAGAGTGTCCCTCGCCTGAATGCTGCGCTGTCTTTCTTAAATTGCTTGAACTCTTCATCTGTTAAGTTTGTTCCTATACCTATTGCCAAGCCGCTTTGTGTTATTCCTAAACCGATTATTTCGAACTGTTCTGGATTGTACTTATCCAAGAAAGTTACAGGAACTCCCATAATACCGTAATAATCTACTGGGATTTCAGCCACGCTATTTACGTCAATAGCATCATACTTATAATAAGAACGATATTCACTACACTTGTATGTTTTATATAAAACTAAATTTTCATGTCTTTTTGGTGTGTCTAGGTTTGTAAACCATCGAACGCCTTTGACGCGGATGTATTTTATGCCATTCTCATCTACTCTGTATCCGGCTGCTTTTAACGGGTAATTCTTAGGTACACGGAACTCTCTGTCACCACTATGAATACTCACTCCAAGCCATAATTTATTCTGTGCGACAAGCGGAAATACTTCCTTATAAGTCAAAGCATTTACATGGCCTATAATTAAAAATGATTTTTCATAACTTATAAGCTGCGCCACATACTCGCGAAATAGTGAAAATGGTGGATTAGTTACAACAACATCTGATTGTCTCAAGAGTGCGATACATTCTTCACTCCGAAAATCACCATCGCCTTCAAGCATGGTAAGCAGGTTTTTTCTATTCAACAAAAGATACTCCACGTCGGTGAGATCCACTCGCCCATCATTGTTTTCGTCAGTTATTTCACTAATCTCGATTTTGTAGGGTTTTTTATTTACCTGCTCTATACCTTCAACTTTGCTGTTGAAGAATGCCAACTGAGTATACATGACCTGTGACTCTGCATAACAAGTAGCGATTAGTTTTCTTAATCCTAATGAATTGAAATTTAGAGCAAAGTACTTGAAGAAGTCACTTTCAAATGGATCGTCGCAATTACACAATACTGTTTTCCCTCGAAAAAAATCTTTATAGTATCGCATTTCCTTTTCTATATCAGCTAATTGAGTATAAAATTCATCGTTTTTTTCGGTTTTTGCTTTGCCTAATGCTCTTTCGCTGGCCATGAATCTAACCCCCCTCTTTCTTCGTTAAGCCCTGTGATACAAATTCAGAAATGTAGCACCAACTCCCAAATACCCCAGTCAATGTAAACCTAATAGAACCTCCGATTCTTGAAATTGTTCGCCATTATGCTCAATGAAAACTAGATCAAATACCAATTCGTAACAATTATTGAGCCTTGCATTTGTAATAAGCTCAATCATACAATGAAATAAAAATTTATCCATTTCACTCACCACCTTACTAAACAATATGCTTCCTATAGAAAATATCCTTAGAATATTTTAATTAAATCTTGAACGCTATATCTATGTATGTTTATTTGGTGTTACTCAAAACTGGTCGAATTCCGTTCTTGTGCAAGCAATTATAAGACAACGGATTATTATCCTCTCAAATTATGTCACAAGTATATTAACATACTTTTTTTCATAGACATAGATATTTATACAGTAAAGCCGCTTTTCAAAGCGGCCTACCTTATAGCATATATTTTCTTTCAATCGGCTTAACAATTGCCTCAAATGCACCTATTGAACCTAACAGTACTACAATCACATTAAATAAAGCTAACACAAGACCTTCCGGTGTAAAGTCTTTGTAGAACAACAGCTGCACCGCAAATGTCACCAGAATTGCTGCTATCAGCGCAATGTACTTCGGACTAACCTTTGAAAGATAATACTTAATCACTTCGGTTACTGCGGTAACGAATGCAACGCTACCTGCAAATGTGGCAAGAAACTCCCATGTAAAGAATTCACTCATTTAATTTATTCCCCTTTCATCCTTACGGATATATCGTGAACTGGTAGATCCTCAATTTCTTCCATTAACCTTGGAACCGTACCATTACCACCTAAATTTTGATATTGTTTATACAAATTATTAATATTATCACGCTCATGAATCGGCACGAATCCTCTCTCCATGTAGTAGTTGTATGACTTGATGATCTCATTTCTCAATAATGCTTGAACACCATTTTCGGTCGCATTCCATCTTTTAGTGGATAGTTCCAGTTTATTTTTCAATTTAAAAACCACCCATGTTAGAAATCCAGACAATCCTGTCAGAAGAAAATGCAACCAGTATTCAAGAAATATTTTCCCTACATCCATTTTGTTATACCACCTGTCTATTTAATGCCTTTGATCCACTTAAGCGCAAATTTACTACCATACTTTACTCCAACCTCTTTACCTATTGATTTTGCAATTTTCGCAGCTTCGATTTCAGCATCAGCAAGTGTTTTGAATGCACCGGTTTGAACAAAGAAGAAGTCATCGACAGGGATCATTGGTTTTAACGTTACACCTAACATTTCAACGATGGATTTACTCATGGTTTCAGCAATCAATTGGATGTTGTTCAGTATCCATTCACTTCCTGCCTTTGTGTCATGGAACTCGATTTCGACCAGGTTTGCCGGAACTTTAGTGTTTCGAAGCTCATTGTTCCAATCTCGACCATCCAATAAAGTTTTGAACTTAATTCCACGATCACCAACCTTCGTCATTAGTGGAGTGATTGCCGATAATTCGGTGTTCACTTTATTTGCATATGATTTCGATTTTGTTTTAACATCAGCCGACTTGTCTACTCCAACTTGATAAAAAACCTCACAGCCAACACCGCCACCAGCGTTTGAATGTATAGCAAAATAATAATCAACTTGCTCACGATTTGCTTCAGTTGCCCTGCTTACTAAATCTTGATCTTTACCGCCACGCAACACTTGTACATCATACTTTGACAAGAATGATACCATTGCATCAACGATCCAATTCATCACCAATTCCTCGGTATGCTTTCTGTCATAATAAATGTTTGCTGGTTGTTTTGAAGGACTTAAATATACTTTTTTCATAACAGTACCTCATTTCTTTTTATGTATTGCTTTCTACCCATGCTGATCCATTCCATACTTTGACTGGTTTTTCAACCCATGCGGATCCATTCCATACTTTGACCGGCTTTGCCAATTGCGCCGCGCCTGTCCACACTTTGATCTGTCCGCCTGTTTTGTAGGTAACTTCTACCCACAATGCTTCGCTTGTCAATGATCCGCTTACAGCGCTAAAGCTGCCAGGTGACGAACGTGATACATTTTGATAGTCGGTTGTATATCCGGTTGCACCATCTCTTAATCCGAAGTATAGTTCACGATTGCTTTCATTGCTTTGTTTAGCACAACCGATCCATAGTGCTTTTCCGGCTGCAATCTTTGTTTCTGGTAGATCGAATGTGAACGTTTGAAGTGACGAATAGGATCCGGAGAAAGTGTTTGTCGGTGTCTGTGATGCTGCTGCTACTGCTATGATATTGCCTGTATCTCTATCCCAAATCGCACCCCAGGCGATTGGTGTCGCACCGCTATCAAGTCTTGCAAGCTTTAGTGCAATTTTCAACACTGTACCATCTTCCGGCATTACAGCTCGCAAGCCTACGTTGGCATAATTTGGTACTCCACCCCATCGCGCATAGTTTACAGTGTTCACATATCCGAATGTTTTTTCAGCCATTGTTCATCACCACCTAGTTGGTATCAACCCATAAGTCGTTGACCGCTGGCGATACTGGCGCTGATGATCCTACAGTGAGTTTCCTTCCGTCTATTTTAAGCGAGTCTGCTGCTTGTGCTGCGGTTCCAAGTTTGTTGTTGAGCTGTGTTTGGATGGCTTGTGTGACTCCAGATAAATGACCAAGCTCGGAACTTGTTACTGCTGATACTGCTACTTTGCCACTGGCATCCGATAGCAGCGCTCGGTTGGCGATTAGGTTGCTGGATAAGATTGTAGATGCTGCACCGCCGATCGTGGCTTGCTTTGCGTTGAGTTGTGTCTGTATGGCTTGTGTTACTCCAGATAAATAACCAAGTTCGATATCCGTCACAGATGATACCGCTACTTTGCCGCTTGCGTTTGACAGCAGCGCTCGGTTGGCGGTTAGGTTGCTAGATACGATTGTAGATGCTGCGCCGCCGATCGTGGCTTGTTTTGCGTTCAGCTGTGTCTGAAGGTTGGATGATACACCGGCCAGGTGTCCGAGTTCTGTGTTGGTTATCGCGCTTACGTCTAGTTCACCATCAGCATTCGATACAAGCACTTTACTTGATGATAAATATGGCAGGTTCGTGATGGTCGAAGATACGAAACCACACACAGCGGAATCAGACCGAGTGTCGCTAATCATGCCGGATGTTATCGTGCTTGTTCCAGCATTGATTGTTATCGTTGCTAGCGCCAGCTCGAACATATTTGCGTCACGTGTCACCGCCGGTGCGACCGGTGATGAAGCTGCGGTACCAGCTTTTCGTACAATGGTCATTTCTCGGTTAGCATAATGTAACCGAACTACGATTCGATCGATGCGATTCAGTACTGCTTCCGTAGGTATAGCTTCGGTGTAATCTGCATCGCTGACCAAAATGTAACCGTTGATCCATGCTTTTCCGGCCTTAATCTTCACATTCATTCCGGTGGCAACCTGAACCTGCAGGCTGGTAGTTGGATCTGGGAACACCCCTGTTCCGATAAATGCTGCAAAGTATTCCGCGAACTTCGATGCATCGTATAGGCGATCACCTCCGATGCTGTTAAAGAATCCACTTCTAATTGCCATAGTTGATCACTCCCTTCTAGGCAGTTCTTTTCCACATATACACGGTGATATATGGCTGTAAGTTGTTATGCGCTGCGCCGCCACCTGTATTTTGGTTGGTCGCAGTTGTTGCTTGGTTGGTTGCCGTTGTTGCTTGGTTGGTTGCCGTTGTGTTTTCGTTCCAAGTATTAAGTGCTTTGTAGTTACCTGCAGTGGAATCTGGTATATCTCTAGCTGTTCCAGATCCGCCATTCAACCTGAATTGTGCTCTATGACTGTGTGGATCCTGAACGTGATTATGTGCATTTTGTGTGTGGTTGTGGCTGTTTTGAACGTGTGTATGCGATGGCATTTCACTTTCAATCAACACATGCGTTTTGGCACCACCAGTTTTTTCAGCTGCATTGAATTCTGTTTGTCCGACATCAAATCCGACCAGAGTTCGACCAGCACCGAAGGCCGACCAAGTTCCACCGAAGAGTGTTGCCGGTGATGTATTGACCACCGACATATAAATAGAACCGACCGGATATACTTTGTTTAAGAAATCAGTAATTTGAGAAGCTGTGTGCGTGTGCGATGCTGCTGCTTTTCCGTTAAGTTGCGCTTGTACGTTACCGGTCACTCCGGTGAGATGTTCCAACTCGGTTGTTGTAACGCTGCTTGCTGCCATTTTTCCTGTGGAGTCAGATACCAGCGCTTTATTTGCTGTAACTACGATTTCACTTCCACCACTTCCGGATCCGGATGTATCTTCTCTGCCGGATAATGCATCAGCCAGCGTTGGTGTCGCTTGGCCAAAAATTGGTATCAGCGTTCTTGCGCCATATTCATCATACACTTCGGTTATTTCAGTGATCTGGACATCGATGCGCTTATTCCACTTCACATTTTCGATAGTCACAATATCACCGAGATCATAGTCTGTTTTGTATATCAGATTTCCTTCCGGCAACACGCTGCCTTCAAAGTATTCGATCGATGGCAATAAAGACTCAGCACCTTTTTGTGCTAGCATTGCGTAGTAGTCCGGCTCTGTGATACCATCTTCCATTCGTACTTCTTTGGCATTGACAAACACTTCATAGCGATCGGCACCGCTGCCGGTACCGACTACCACCATTTTCCGATCGGTTCCTTCACCTTCACCACCAACCAGAGCAACGTTGGATATTTCCATGTCGCTGGTTTGATAAAGGGATGTAAGTAGGTTATCGTAGTCATTGCTGAAGATAGCTCTAGAGTTGACGGATTGACCGGCTGATCGGTCGAGTGCTTTGTAGGTTTCAAAATAAAACTTTTGCAATGCCGGATCAAAGCGCAGGCGGTATCCGATGCCGCTGGTTTCTGCTAGTCCGGTCAATGTGCTTAATAGGTTACGATAGGATACTTGAAATTGTACTGTTTCTGCAAAGCTGTTCAATGTTCCTAGCTCGATGTTTGAAATCGCGCGAGCGGCTATGTCCGGATTGATCACGTTATCATAGACCAGCGATCGCATGGCATTTTCCACCGTATCGCTGATGATCGTTGTTTCGAACACAATTCTTCTTGCCAGGATGGATGATCCGAAGCGGCCGGTTGCTTTGATGAATTCACCTTCTTCGGTTTGCTCGATGGTCACATTTTCAATGATCCCAAACTCGACCGAATCTGGTTTCGCAACGAGGTACTGCTTCTGGATCAGATACAGCGCTATTTCCGTAGCTGCGGTATGGATTTCAAATTCACCAGGCGCATAATACCGGCGGTTCCAGATCACTGCATTGGCTGTGTCAAAGACACCCATCAGGTCTAGTTCTTTGTTGTAGATGTAAAGTTCCATGATCACACCCCACTATACTTGGTTCGATATTGCACTTCGATCAGCAATGCGGTGGATCCGCTGGTTGCGCTGCCATAGAAAACGTTATCACCTTCATGCAGCTGCAGGAAGGTTGATCCAATGACCAGGCTGTTAAATTGATTAGTAATGACTCCGCCACGATTGCGTTCAATGCGTTTCTGGCCGACTTCCGTATTGATCGTGATTTGATCACCGGTCTCCATCGTTGTGTTTAACTCAATGAATTCTAGCGTTTGTGTGTTCAATAATTTCGGATTGACCACTGCACCTGTGGCTCTGAATCGGATAATCATTCCGACCGGAATATCACCATGATTAATGACATTGACCTCTTGGAATGTTTGCAACGTACCCAGCTCGATTCCGCCGGATACGAGTTCAAGAGGAAACTCCAGATGTGAGTCGATGGATGTAATATCTGCGATGATCTCATCCAACGCTTCAAAGTATGGCTTGTTGCATACCAGTGATATCATGGCCACTACCGGCCAGCTCATTGGTACAACTTCAACAGCTTCAACGTAGCCTTCGATCCTGGCTTCAATGATGTCGCTGCGATAGTAGAATGTGCCTTTGCGCTTGATTTTAAAAACCTCATATAAATTCAAGCGGCTTTCCTCTGCATCACCGAGTAGCTGCAACGTGATCACAATGTTTCGTTGATTGACTACGGATCCGATGAACGTTGTACCATCGAAGTTGGCAATGCGGTTGGTTTGTATAATAGCGGTTGGCGGATTTAGACCAGTGATATTGAGAAGAGCGTAGTTGTCCTGATCACTGATGACCAGTGATTGACCACGCTCGTTTGTGTATCTTATCTCTCTCATTTTGTCACCCCTAATGCCAACAGCTGGCTTGCGTTTTTAGTCTGCCGATAGACCTCGTAAGGTGTCAGCGGTTTAGGCGAGTATATATTCTGTGTAAAATTGACATTTGAACCACTTGCAAGTGCGTCAGAACCATTTATCGAGTTAACTCCAATATTAGTTCCTATGTTTGTTGGAATAGCGCCCTGTATTTGATTTCTTACGTCTTTCATTTCGCTTGCAAATCCATTACCTAAACCAAGCGCCATGTTTTCGCCGATGCCGGCAAACACTTTTGAAGGTGATTTGATACCTAGAAAATCTTTGACATTATCTACAATGCCGCCAAAAAAGCCGCCAATCTTATCACCGATCCAATTGGCCATGCCAGTGATTCCATCCCATACACCTTCTACGATCCACTTGCCAATGTCTTTGAAAAAATCACCCACTTTGCCAAGCGTTTCCGGTATTGTTTTGGTGAAAAACTTACCGATGTTGTCACCGACTTCTTTTATTTTCGCCCAGACATCATTCCATATTTTGATGACTTTATTTCGGAATTCTTCGTTGGTTGCCATCATAGTGACAAACCATCCGACCAGCGCTGCAATCAAAGTGATGATCAGGCCGATTGGATTTGCGGCCATGACAATGTTCAAAAGTTTTTGAGCGATTGTCATTCCTTCGGTTGCGACAGTCCATGCTTTCACAGCGCCAATTAAACCCTGAACCATTGTTACCACGTTCCAAGCTAGCAAGCCGGCGGTTATACCACCAATCAAACCAATCATGTTTGGCGAATTTTCAATAATAAAATCAATGAACCCTTTGATACCTTCAATGATCGCTGGCATGTTTTCTTTGAGTGAATTTACCAGGTCATTGATGTATGGCATTAATTCTGCCAATGCTTGCCGAGAAAGTCCTTCAGTTGATGCTTTTAAGATGTTCATGTTGTCATCGAATTGTCCGAGTGCAGTTACTGCATCATCACCGACCACTGCACCGACTTGGTGAGCTTCTTGCGCGAGTCGATTCAATTCATCGGATCCGGCTTTTATCAGCGGATTGAGTTCCGTTGCAGATTTACCGAACAGCGTCATGGCTAGTGCATCACGATCGGTTTCGTTTTTCATTTGTCCGAGTGCATCGATGACTTCATAGAATACGTCTTTGTTGTTGCGCAGCGTTCCATCTGCATTGGTAATCTCGACACCAAGTGCTTTGTACGCTTTCGCTTGATCGTTTAGCTTGTCACCGCCTTTGGCTGTGCTTTCCCTGGCTTGATCCATTGTTCTTGTCAGCTTATTCATGGATCCGGCCATTGTTTCAACAGATACATCCACAAAGCGAGCTGCATAATCGAGTTCCTGAAGCTGCTGAACGGATATTCCGGTTTTGTTGGACATAGTGATCAGGTCATCCGCAAACTGTCCGGCATCGCTTGCTAGCTTCAGGATGGCTGCACCGGCTGCGGCTGCGGCTGCGGTAACTGCGACAAGCGCCTTCTTTGCAAAGTCATTGACCTTTCCTGTCAGTTCTTCGGTTTTCTTCTTCAGCTCGTCTTGTTGCTTTCCAGTGTCGACCGTTTCTTTCCCAAAGTTATCCAACGCAATAGTGGTTTCATCCAGCTCACGCTTGCTCTTGTTAAGTGCAGCGGTTTCGTTGTTGATTTTAATTTCCAGATCTTGAGCGGCTTTAGAGCTCTCACCTTTTTCCGCTGCCACACGCTTATATTCTTCACTGAGCGCATTTACTTTTTGTTGCTGAACATCTACGATCGTGTTCAATGCTTTTGCTCGAGCAGTTAAACCATCCGCATTTTTAGACCATTCACCCATGCCGGCTGCGGCTGCTTTAAACTCGGTATCTGCAATACGAATCAGCCGATTTGCTTCAGATACTCCAGCTTTAAGATCGGTTACATCGAGTGTCCATTTTCCGCCGATTACATCATTACCTGCCATTTGTTACCACCTGCCTTTTAGAACCAGTTCACCTGATCTGCATACACTTTTTTTCTTACTGTTTTAGGCTGTCCTGGTGTTTCTGCCAAGCGGCCTTTTCGTGTCATCTTGTTGATTAATCCGATCACTTCCAACGCTTCATATTCACGTATGGATAGCGGATTGAGAGACGGAAACGTTGTACATAAAGATACGATCAAATCAAAAAGTGCCATAGATAGTGGAGCAGCTGATGAATCAGCCACTCCACTTACACGTTTTTTTCAGCACCCTCAATTTGACTCACAATGCTCATGATTTGTTTGAAACAGTTTTTGATGTCTACGTAATCTGCCAGGCGAAGTAATTCATCCGTCAGATTAGGGAACAGCATTTGAACCATCTTGCCCATCATCCGGATTTGCTCTTTTTCGTTTTTCCCTTCAAGATTGTCGGATAGTTCGATCACATCTTCGAGAAAACCCCAGCGTACACGTGAAGTTTCAAATTCTTCAATGACCTCATCACCATCACCATAAATCTTTAAATTGATAGTTGCTTTCATGCAATACTCCTTTTATTAGGCCGGTGTGATAGCTGCAAGCGTATCTGGTGTGACCACCTGTGCAAACCAGTCAGCGACATCAGCTTTGTCATCACGTTCATCCACGACCACAGATTTGCCACCGCTCTTGCTGGCATCCGGCATCGTGAATTTGAACTTCGTTTTAATGCCGGTAAAGATCAGCTGCTGATTGTTGGTATCAGTGGTATCATCTTGCGACTTGGCTTCTTCCTGGTTGATCGCAAACGTTCCCTTCAAGCGCCATACATAGCGGTATGTGTCATCGGTGAAACGTAGGCGGTATCCAATTGCAAAGTACTTCGGTTTTGTGACACCAGTGTCCAGTAATGCGCCGGTGGCTGTGTGAATTACCTTTCCAAGTAATTTTGCAACTAGTGAAATTGGCAATGCCGGTACCGTCAAGTTGATCGTGTCCGCACCTTCAGCAATGACAACCATAAACGGAATGTTGTCATAGAACTTCACTGCACTCGGTGTTTCGGTGGTTCTTGAAATCTCACCGGCCGGTGCCAGCATTTCAGGAAGTGAAGTTGTGAATCCTGTGGCATCGTCTTTCGTTACCTCTGCGATATATAAGGAATCGAACCCCTGGAATTCTTCAAAATTCATAATTACTAACTCCTTTCATTGTAGTAATAGTCAGCTTGCCAAGCGTAATGCTCGGCATTGTAGGCAACATCCCTTCCTTTGTTTTGTCGGATAAACTTGGCGGCTTTGAGCGCTTCGTAAATCTGATCAGGAACAGATTTGATTAAATTAAAATCTGTAGAGTAGAACACGACTTGTATTCGATACTCTGCATACATTGGATCGTTACTGTAAAACGATCGATCCCTGGAATCTACGATCACATACGTGATGAATGATCCAGGCAGCGGTTCATCATCACCGTAGCTGCCCTGGAGTGTGACTTCGTATCCCAGAGGTTCAAGTGTTTGAATTAATATGTCACGCACATTCATTTTTCAAGTTCCTCCAAGATTTTTGAAAGCACTTGCTTTTGGATCCTTCTCGCTTTCGGTGTGTTGGATTCAATCGCTGGCCGGATAAACGGATCCGCTTTTTGTTTCGGTGTACCATACTCGATAAACAGTGCCGGAAGGCCGCCTTTGCTGATTTTGAAGCCAGCTTCGAGTGTAGCAACGTTGCCTTCCCATTTCACTTCATTTTCTTGCAATGCCTTCTCTGTTAGGCCTGTCCGATGATGTTTTATGATCCCTTTTTTCAAGTCATCCTGAAACGGTTTAGCACCTTCGACCAGCGCTGCTTCCGCTGCTTTTTCAATGCTGCCACCGGCTTTTCGGATGCGCTCAAGCATGTCCTCAAATCCATTCATGCTCAACTTCATCTTGTTGGCCATCAGGCACCACCGGTGACTTTTCGAACTTTGAACGATACAAACTGATTTCTTTGTTCAATGTTTTCCGGATCGCTGATGATATCCCACAGGCTGTCATCGCTCAGTAGAATGATCCGGCCGGATGCTTTGATATCCGGTCGATACCAGGTGACTACAGTAGCGGTGTTATCGATGACCAACTTTCCGTTGATCTCTGATTCATTGCCGCCATAGGTTTTGAAATTGCAGAAAAGGATCGGATCTGCTGCATCTACATAACTGATGTTTTTAGCGCCGCTGACATTGGTGGTCACTCTGTTTTGCAGTTTGACCACCGTTGTCATTTGTTCAGCAGCTTTTGGTCTATACATTTCAGACCACCTCCGCCGGCCGGATCGCTAGTTGTATTGCTCTTTTCATAAAGTAATCACTGAATCGAACTTCGCCGCTCTGAAGGTTTAATAAATCATTAACTCCGCGAGTAATGACACCGACAGAGTCAGCGCTATCGATGATAGTTTGAGATACTCCGGCATCTTTCAAAAATGCTTTCACTTCTTGGATGTGCAGTTTAAGCATGTCATCCTGATATGATCCGGTGAAACCCAACCCTTTTTTAACTTGAATCAATATTTCCGACTCTGTCATGTGTTATCACTCCTTTTTTATCCGCCGACTACTTTCTTCGCTACGACTACAAATCCGTCTTGTACGACAACGTTGCCGCCGATTAAGACATCACCACGAACTGCCAGCATGCCTTTCTTGAAGGCTGCATCTTCGGATACTTTGATTTCGTACTGACTAAACAATGCGAGTTCGTATGCTGCCGGTACACCGTAAAGCATGCACTTTGTTGCATCCGTTGTTGCTGCTGCGCTCAACGCTGGCAATGCGCTGTTGATTACATAACGTACAGCCAGGCCGCCATCTTTAATGGTGCCGCTGTTCGGATTGGATACATCCGGTGTGATTTCGTAGACAGCCTTCTTTTCGTTGGTGCCACGAACGTCACCGAATGCGATCAAGTCTGTTTTGTTTAACAACAATACAGCGTTTCCAACTACATTCTCATCACCACCATAATTCATGGCGATTTTGCGCAACGTAGTTGCATCGATGGCAGTTACTTCAATCGGTGATGCAGTGATTGCTGCGCCATTGACGATACCGGTGATTTCTGCCGGAGTTGCCGAAGGATTACCGAGCGGAATTAACTTGGCAATTTTCTTGCGCAGTGCGATCAGCGATGCTTCACGAACTTTTGCCAGATATGCAACATTAGTCAGCTTGGTGACTTCGGTCGATACTTCACCATACGTGGTAATCTTAACCGGCTTGATCGATGCGTATTTGAACGTTGGTTCTGCAGTTGCATAGTCAGTGTTTTCGCCTTTAATGCCACCGGTTGCATACGTCACTACATACGGAACATCGTATTCACCCATGCCAGCGGCCGGAGTGATCTTGACCATATCGATGATCGAAGATACTTCACCGAACTTGTCATTGATAGCTGATTGAACATATTTCGGTTGAGCTAAGTCACCGGATCCGATCGTGATCGCACGTTTAACTTCATCGACATCGAAGGATACTTTGCGAGTGGTTACGAGTTCAGCTGCACGTTTTTCAACGTCAGTTACCTGCTGGTCACGTTTGATTTCGCCTTCATCCTTTTTGGCACCATAGGTACCGAGGACTTGAGCTTGCTTGCTGCGCAGTTCTTCAGCTTGTTGAGCTTCTTGAACCATCGAGCGAAAATCATCAATTTCTTTGTTGATCGTTTCCATTTCGGTGTTGATTGAACGCAATTCAGCTACATTTTCGGAGCTGTCCGAACGTTTTTGCAGCTCATCCAACTTGGATTGTCTTGCTGCTATTAATGCCATTAGTCTTTCTTTGTTCATTTTGTTATTTCCTCACTTTCGAACATTAGACAGTATTTTGTTTCTTAACTTCAACATCTCAACTTCGTTTTTCGCTTTATCCAAAGCGGCACGAGCATTTTCCAATGCTTTTAAATCGCTCTCCAGCGACCTAGCTTCACGTGCATCTATTCCAGTGCTTTCGTAAGCCGGAAAATTGACCGCACTTACTTCCCACACTTTAGCTACCTTGGTGATCCTTCTTGTTGGCATGTCGGAATCTAAATCTTCCCACACCTCATCTTTGATCCGGAACATGAAGGACATTCCGGTGATGTCACCACGCTCGATGGCCGAGTATAATGCGCTGGCTTCAGCGTTTTTCTCGACATCGATTTCTGATTCCATGTTTAGACCACGCTCATTCACAAAGAGCTGCATGGTGGAGTTTCCGTTGTTCCTGCGGCTTCTTGCCAGTGGTATCTTGGTCAGATCGTGATTGACACAGAAGAGGACATCCGTCAGATCTGTTTCATCGAATGCACCTCGGTCGATGATCTCGTAG